AAAAATATCTTCAAGGGGCTGGTTATTTTAGTAAACCTAAAATACCAGATCCAAAGCCTTCTGTTTTAAGAGAGCCAAATATAGGTGGATTTAAAATATTACAATCTTATAGCGTATTAGAATTAATAGATTTAATTTCTGATGGGCCAATTCAGGGATTAGTTAATAAAAATGGACAATCTATAAAAGGAACAGATGGTTTATTACAAGCTGTTTATTTAGATAATACACCAGTTCAAAATTATGACTTTCTTAATGAAGATACGCCAGCAGAAAATAATGAATTAGGTTTTTTTGATATTGCTTCAACACTAAGAGTTTTAGGAGATGTATATTATCAAAAAGAAACTCCAACAGCAGATCCATTTTTTAAACCACTTTCATTAACCGCTATTGATGTTTCGCTTTATGATGGAGTTCGAAGTGGTATGACAAGACCCCCAGTTAATACACAAAAGGTCACTACTACAAGCACTCATTTCATATTAGTTTCATCACTTGGTTTGCTTGTTGGGCCAACACCTGGAACTACTGGCTTTAATAATGTAAGATGGTATCCATTTAATTTCACTCATCCTCATTTATTGTCAAGAATAAATACTGCTTTTAAAGAAGATTGGACTTTAAATATGATTTTAGGTGGTACACCACCAGGTGAAATGGGTTTAGGAGGATCAATAGACGGTCATAATTTAGGAACTAATATTGTCAAAGGTCTTTATTTTACAAAAAAATTATCAAATAATCATTCTATAGAAGTTAATTTAACAGCTAATACACTTGGATCTGAAGGTTTATTAGATAAGTTAAAATCAAAGTTAAATACTTCGTTAAGTTCAGCATCAGCTAATCAAAAACATTTTATTAATTTAGCTTTAAATGAAATTAACACTTTATCAAAAATAAAAAAAGATAGCGTATTTATTTTTGAAGATTTAAAAATATATAATGGCAATTTTAGTGGTGCATCAACAGGACCAAAAACAACAAATGGATACATAATAGTTGATATACCTTCTTTTAAAATAGATAGTGCTAATGGAATATCTATATTCAAAAAAGATTCAAAAGGAAATCTTACAAATGAAATAGATGAATTTACTTTTTATTTAGATAATTTAGGAAATTATTTCCAAGATTTAATAACACCAATTATAGTGCCAGAAATTAATAATGATAATAAATTTACTGGCAATTTTTATGGTTGTTTAGTTTTTGCAATTCAAACAACGCGCACTTTTCAATCTATATCAGCTGGTATTTTAGGTGTTGGTGTGTATAGAGTTTTGTTTGATGATACTATTTATTTTTTTGCCAGCACTAAAAGTAAATTAAATTTTTTAAGAAGTGGTAAAGTACAAAAAGAATATAAAACTATAAAATATAACTTTTCAAATATTGCTTGCGAATTTAAAAATGGCGAAGAAATTCAAGATCCACTTTCAGATTTCAAATATATTTATGTAGATTATGATTATAATAGAGATCTAATTGGTCCATTTAATAAAAATACAACAGCTTTTATAGAAAGAGTTCAAAAGGTAGATAGAGGAGGAAACCCTACTTCAGCTGGTGATTATTTATACGATAATACTCTCGCTTTGCAAGAAAATAATATTAGTGTTTTTAGCGCTGCTAATCCACCCTTAATTGGCAATGTAGGATCATCAATTGATAAAAGAATGGACGGACAGAAAGAAAGAAAATTTAGTGCTTGGAATGATTCATATAATTTTAATGAAGAACCTGTTCCGTTTACACATACAATTGAAAATGCAAATGTAGAATTTGTCGCTTTTACTTTAGCAATTAATAATTTATATGATACTATTGATATAGACGAAACAGACGAGGGAACTACTGTTCCTAAAGATTATAACAGAAAAATTGGTGAAAAAAGACCTGCTATTTTAAGAATAAAAGTCGAAGTTGGAACAAATATAGATGGAAAAATTGATACTACATATACAAAATCTTTTGCCGTTATTGCTTTAACAGAAGGGCAAATGTTAATTGATTTCGGAGATCCCTCTTTAAAGGGAAGGGCTGATAATTATATCTCCGTAAGAGATTTTACTGATGGAACAAATAAACCTTCTGAGTTATCGGAGATATTTCCACTTCCAGAAATCGATAAAAATAAAAATTCTAGTATATTTAAAAGATTTATTAAAGTAACAAAGCTTTCTGCTGAAACAAACTCTGTTTTGATTAAAAAAGAAGCAGGTATTTTTAAAGTAACAGAAATAATTCCTAATCAGTTATCATATCCATTTTCTGCCATCATGGGGATTAAATTAGATGGAAGATCTTTTTCTCAAGCCCCTGAAAGAACTTATGATTGTAGATTAAAAAAAGTAAAAATACCTTCAAATTATTACCCGCTTGATAAAAATAAAAGAGATATCGATAAAAGATATATAGCTGATAAATCTTTATATAATGGAAAGAATTTAATTTATGAAGGAGATTGGGACGGTTCTTTTAAAGATGGTTGGACAGATAATCCAGCATGGATTATTTATGATTTACTTACAAATAATAGATATGGACTTGGATCTCATTTAGACGGAGGTCAAATCAATAAATGGGAACTTTATAAAATTGCTCGATTTTGTGATGCTGTAGATGACGAAGGTTATTTTGTCGGAGTATCTGACGGCATAGGAGGTTTAGAACCAAGATATTCTTGCAATATAGTTTTTAGAGAAGCTACTAAAATATATGACGCAATTGTTAGTATTGCTAATTTATTTAGAGGCATGTGTTATTTTTACAATTCTGAAATTCATTTTGTAGATGATAGACCAAGATTACCAATTATTACTTTCACAAATAATAACGTAAAAGATGGAATTTTTAACTATTCTAATATAAGAAGAGATCAGCAGTACAATACAATTGAAGTTTCATATTTAGATAGATTTGATAATTTTAGAACAAAAATTGAATATGTTGAAGATGAAGAAGATATAAGAAAAAGGGGTTATAGAAAGTCTAGAATTGAAACTTTTGGTGTTACATCAAGAGCAATGGCGAGAAGAATGGGGCAACATATAATTTACCAAACTATTAAAGAAAACCAAGCTGTTGAGTTTACTGCTGGATTAGAAGCTCTTTTATGCAGACCTGGAGATTTAATGATTATAGATGATGATTTAAAAACAAGATCTCAAAATCAAGGAAAAATACTTGAAATAAATACTAACAATAAATCTTTATTATTAAATAATACTTATTTACCAGATGAATTTAATGGTAAAATTACGGTCTATACTCCAACTGGACATCAGACTTCTGAAGATATACAACAATTATTACTTTTAAGTAGATCTAGATTGCCATATTTTGATATTACTGATAATTTAATTACTTCAGCAGATAATATATTAACTGGTAGGTATCACTTTTCCGAATATAAAGTTAATGATAATTATGAATTAAATGAATCTCAATATCAACAATATCCATTATACACAGGACTCTCAAACATGGGTCATAAAATATTTTGTTATTATAATATAAATGTAAGTGGTTTTGTTTTTTCTACAGGTTTAGCTTATCAAGATAATAATATTTATGATAAAGTAATAACAGATAAAAATATAAATGAAATTAGCGAAATTAAATCAAATTTAAATTCAAATAAAAATTTCAATTCTGGTTATAGATATCAATCAAGCAATGTTGATAAAAGAGGAGCAATCTCTAATATATCTGGGAAAATAACAATATTTACAGATGAATATAATGGAATATTAGAATCTGAAATTGATACAAACAGTAATCCTCAAATTACTAATTATAACATTACTGGTTATGATATTTTAGATTATGGATCTAGAGTGTTTTTAGATCAAAATAATATAAATATTAATTTATTACCATTAATTGAAGCTGGTAGTCCATATAGAATTGGTCGAAAAAATGCAGAAGATCAAATATATAAAATATTAACAATTAAAGAAGAAAATCAAAATGAATACGTGGTAGTTGGAAGTAAGTTTAACACGGGCAAATTTGTTGAAATTGAAAACTTTTCAAGAGAAGACTTTTTGCCATCAACCTATTATTCTGGACCATCAAAAGTCGGAAATATTGATATTAAAGAATTGAGCGCTCCTAAAATAACTTCTTTTGTAACTGGCAAATTGAATGTAGACGGTAGTTTTTCATTAATAGGATCTTGGGATTATAACACTGATGCTTTAAAATATCGATATAATATTTATAATGATGCATTCAGTATTAAATATACTGGAGAAACGACTAAAAATTCAATAACAATTGATAAAATTAATGCTTTAGGAGATTGGAAAATTAATTTATATAATGTTGGAAATGGTGGGTCAAAAATTGATTCACAACCATCAAAAAGTGGAATTTTTGTAGGATACTATCAAAAAGAATTCAACCAATTAACGAAAGCAGCAATTATTGATTTTAAAATCATATGAAATTTATTTATCATAAAAATGAAATATACTGTAAATATATTGGAGGATCAAGGAAAATATGACTAAAATTAATTTACATGGAATTTTAAAGTATGAATTTGGCGAAATAATGCCTCTTAGCATAGATAGGCCCAAAGAAGTAATTGATGCTATTGATAGTATTAAGAAGAACTTTAGAGCAAGAATCTATGAATTAGCTAGAGAAAATATTCATTTTAATATTATTGTTGATGGAGAAAGTATAAAAAACATCAATCAATTAGAAATGAAAAAAAATTTTAAACAGATTGATATTGTTCCTATTATAGCTGGTGGAGCTTTTTGGGTTGTTGTTCAAATAGCTTTATTAGTAATATCAATAGCCCTTCAAATGATGATGCGTCCAAAACCGCCAAAACCACAACAATTAACAAGTGAAATATCTGGTAGTAAACAATCATTTATGATTGCTACAAAAGGTAATTTAACTCAACAAGGAACACCAGTTCCAGTTGGATATGGAAGATTAAGGGTTGGTAGTAATATCATACAAACTTCAATAAAATCTTATCCACAAAATCAAGCAATTTCCACAGTTATTACTGAAAATCCAGAGAAAACTCAAACACTTGTCAGTCAATACGCTATTGTAACTTAATTTAATGAAACATTTTTCAAAGAAAAAATATCTTCAAGGGGCTGGTTGGCTTAGTAAACCTAGAATACCAGATCCTAAGCCTTCTATTTTAAGAGAGCCAAATTTAGGTGGTTATAAAATATTACAATCTTATAGTGTTGCAGAAATAATAGATTTAATTTCTGATGGACCAGTACATGGATTAGTTGATAAAAATGGTAAAGATGTAAATAGAGGTGGGGGATCTCTTTTACAATCAGTTTATTTAGATAATACTCCTGTACAAAATACAAGTGACACTGATTATGATTTAAGTGCAATTAGTTTAGGATCTGTAGATATATCAAGTACATTAAAACAATTAGGCGATATTTATTATCAACCAAATACTCCAACAATTGAGGCTGAATATAAAAGATTTACAGTAGACTATGATCCTCAAAATCTAGGTAAAGCATTTGACAAGCTTCAATTTATACATTCAGTTAATAATGAAAGACTTTTATTTGGCAATGCATTTTATGCACTCATGTTCTTTCCACGTGAAGGAAGGTATTATTTTACATTTGATTATGCAACTACTGCAGCAGATTGTTTAACAGCAAAAAAATTCCCATTAAGTACATGGGATATAGTTTCAATTAGCTCTACTTTTAGAGGTATAACTGATTATATACCAGTATTATTTACAAAACAATTTGGTACTAAAAAAATAGAAATAAACATGTCTGAATCTTCATTAGCTTCTGAAGGTTTATTAAAAGAATATAATCAAGAATTAGACATAAAATTAAATTCGGCATCAACTAATCAAAAATATTTTATTAATTTAATTAAATCAAAAATTCAAACTCTTAATGCCTTACAAAGAAAAAAACATACATTTATGTATAATTTATATGAGAAGGCTACAGTAGCAGAAGATTTTAGAGGTAACTTTCAAGCACAAAAAGATTTTTTTCAATATGAAAAAGATTTATATATAATAATTAATTTAGGAGATTTTTCTATTCCAGCTTTAAATGGAATATCTATATTCAAAAAAGATTCAGAAGGAAATTTAACAACTGAAATAAATGAATTTAATTTTATTTTAGAAAGCTTTCAAGGATTTGAAGATAAAGTAACACCACTTATAGTTCCTAAAATAAATGCAAATAATCAATATACTGGAGAGTTTTATGGTTATTTAGTTTTTGAAACTAATGTTACTAAAATAATAAATATAGCTAGAGATACAGATGCGGATAAATTTCCTTTAGTTGAAGGAACTTTATATGAACAAAGTTATATTATAGGCGATTTAATTTCTTATTTTGCAAGCGCAAGCGCCAAGCTTAATTTCGTAAATGTTTTAGATTTATCGAGTATAGCTAAAACTACTAAATATAACTTTTCAAATATTGCTTGCGAATTTAAAAATGGCGAAGAAATTCAAGATCCACTTTCAGATTTCAAATATATTTATGTAGATTATGATTATAATTCATCATTAATTGGACCATTTAATAAAAATACATCAAGTTATATTGAAAGAGTTTTAAAGGTTGATAACTATAGTGCTGAAAAACCAAATTTAACTGGTAGTGTAGAATCATCAGTTGATGTAAGAACAGTTAAACAGGGAAAATCAACTCAAAATTATAGTAGATGGAATGATTTATATAATTTTAATGAAGAACCTGTTCCGTTTACACATACAATTGAAAATGCAAATGTAGAATTTGTATCGTTTTCATTAGCGATTAGTAGTTTATACGATACTATTGAAGAAGATGAGGGGACAAATGATACTAATAGAAAAATTGGTGAAAGAAGACCTGCTATTGTAAGATTTAGAGTAGAAGTCGGAACTAATATAGATGGAAAAGTTACTCCAACATATATAAAAACTTATGCCGTAATAGCTTTAGTTGAAGGACAGATGATAATTGATTTCGGAGATCCCTCTTTAAAGGGAAGGGCTGATAATTATATATCTGTAAGAGATTTCACCGATGGAACAAATAAACCTTCTGAATTATCAGAAATATTTCCACTCCCAGATATTGATAAAGATAAAAATTCAACCAATGTAAAAAGATTTATTAAAATATATAAACTTTCGGCTGAAACAAACTCTGTTTTGATTAAAAAAGATATTAACATTTACAAAGTAACAGAAATAATCCCCAATCAACTATCTTACCCATTTTGTTCATTAATGGGAATAAAATTAGATGGCAGGTCTTTTTCTCAAGCACCAGAAAGAACTTATGATTGTAGATTAAAAAAAGTAAAAATACCTTCAAATTATTATCCATTAGATGAAAGTAATGGAAATGTTGATAAAAGATATATAACTAATAAATCTTCTTATAATGGAAATCAATTAATCTATAGAGGTGATTGGGACGGATCTTTTAAAGACGGCTGGACAGATAATCCAGCATGGATTATTTATGATCTATTAGCAAGTAAAAGATATGGGTTAGGTGCTTATTTGGATATAAGCCAAATTAATAAATGGGAGCTTTATAAAATTGGAAGATTTTGCGATGCTGTAGATGATGAAGGCTATTTTATAGGGGTTTCTGACGGCATAGGTGGCTTAGAACCAAGATATTCTTGTAATGTAGTCTTTAGGGAAGCTACTAAAATATATGACGCAATTGTTAGTGTAACGAATTTATTTAGAGGCACTTGTTATTTTAGTAATTCAGAAGTTCATTTTACAGATGATAGACCAAGATTGCCAATTATTACTTTTACTAATAACAATGTGAAAGATGGTATTTTTAATTATTCTAATGTTAGAAAAGACCAACAATATAATACAATTGAAGTCGCGTATTTAGATAGATTTGATAATTTTCAAAGTAAAATTGAATATATTGAAGATGAGCAAGACATAAGAAAAAGAGGAGTATTTAAATCTAAAATTGAAAGTTTTGGCGTTACATCAAGAGCAATGGCGAGAAGGATAGGTCAACATATGATTTATCAGACTATTAAAGAAAACCAAGCTGTTGAGTTTACCGCTGGATTGGAAGCGCTTTTATGTAGACCTGGAGATTTAATGATCGTTGAAGATGATTTAAAAACAAGATCTAAAAATCATGGTAAAGTTTTAGAGATAAATACTACTAATAAATCTTTATTATTAGATAATACATATCTGCCAGATGAATTTAATGGTAAAATTACAGTTTATAATCCAACTGGACATCAGACTTCTGAAGATATCCAGCAGCTATTATATTTAAATAGATCTAGATTACCATATTTTGATGTTACTAGTAATTTAATTACTTCAGCGGACAATATTTTAACTGGTCGTTATTATTTTGATAAATATGTCGCAGTTTCCGATTATGTGCAATATCCATTTTATACAGGGCTTTCAAGCATGGGTCATAAAATATTTTGCTATTATAGTACAGTTGCAACTGGTTTTGTTTTTTCAACAGGACTTTCTTATCAAGATGATAATACATATGATAAAGTAATAACTGACTCATCAATAAGTCAAATTACTGAAATTTTATCAGTTGGCGATCAATATAAAAATTTAAATTCTGGTTATAGATATTCATCAACCAGCGCAAATAAAAGAGGAACAAGTTCTAATATATCTGAAAAAATAAAAACACCCAATATTGTTGAATATGGTGGGATATTAGAATCTGAAATTGATACAAACAGTAACGCTCAAACTATAAACTATAATATTACTGGTTACGATATATTAGATTATGGATGTAGGGTATTTTTAGATAAAAATAATGTTAATATTAATTTATTAGATTATGTGTCCATTGGTAGTTCATATAGAATTGGTAGAAATAATGCCGAAGATCAAATTTATAAAATATTAGCGATCAAAGAAGAAAACCAAAATGAATACGTGATAGTTGGAAGCAAGTTTAATACAGGTAAATTTTTAGAAATTGAAAACTTTTCAAAAGAAGACTTTTTGCCATCAACCTATTACTCTGGACCGTCAAAAGTAGGTAATATTGATATTAAAGAACTAACTGCTCCTAAAATAACCTCTTTCACAACTGGTAAACTAGATGTAGATGGTAGTTTTTCATTAACTGCATCTTGGGAAAGTAATTCAGATGCTTTAAAATATAGATATGATGTTTATAATGAAGTATTTAGTGTTAGATATACTGGTGAAACAACTTCTACATCAACAACACTTACTAAAATTAATGCTTTAGGAGATTGGAAAATTAATTTATATAGTGTCGGAAATGGTGGGTCAAAAATCGATTCACAACCATCAAAAAGCGGAGTTTTTGTAGCATATTATGCTAAAGAATTTACAACTTTAACAAAACCAGCAATTATAAACTTTACAATAACATAATATGTTTGAATTTGATACAACTTTTAACGTTAATACTGGAGAATTAGATTTCTCATACATAGGTAGTGGTGTTCATTTATATAAAGATGTAACATTTGCATTTTCTTTAATTGATCCAATGGGCAATATTATTGAAAATGATGCGGCATTAATATCAAATCCATTAATTGATTCAGTAATTTTTGATATTATGGATACTGGAAGAAATATAATTTTTCCAACTTATAGATCTGGTACAACCAGCAGAAGCATAACAATTACAGAATATGATAATGAAAGTATTTTTGGTCAATATAATCCAAATTTTGGTGTTAGAGTAACATTAACTAATAAAATTGGGGCAGATCCATTTGTTTCTGAATTTTATGCATATGCAAATACACCAAGTATATCAAATATTATTGTTTCTGATGCATCTGGAAAAAATAATTATAATCAAAGCGGATTTTGGAAATTTAATTTAATTCCAAGTTTATTAACTGGAATGTTTTTAGGAACACAATCAAGCGGAAATGTTAATATTAATTGGGGTAATGATCCATACGATATAGTAGAAGATACAGTTTATATTACTGGTGAATATGATTCGATATATTCTTCTGGAGATAATTTTAGTATATTAAATTCAAATCTTGTTATTGCAAATATTTCTGGACATAATTTTGAAAGTGGAGCTGTAGTCACAATTAGCGGTATAACTGGAACAGGAGTCAATGAATTAGCTACTGGTTTTAATGGTGTATTTCCATTAATAAATATTACTAGAGATCAATTTCAATATTATATTCCAAATACGGGAACAGCTATAGGTTCTGGAATTGCTGATATAAA